CGGCCGAACCTGTCCGGCGGATTTCCCCGAAGCAATGATCGTCTCGAGCTCCTTGCGGAGCTCGGCCCAGGCGTCCTTGCTTCGCTGATCGAGCAGTGACCGGATTCGCGCGACGAATACCAGGCGGACCACCGCCGGTTCCCGGGCGGCGAGATCGCGCCAGCTCGCGGCCACTCGTTCCAGCCGCTCCCGGCAGGCGAGTTCCCGGGAGGTCTCGCGCAACAGGCGGGTGAACGTCTGGACCGCGACGCGATAGACTTCGTTGAGCAGCTGCTGCTGGACCCCAACCTCGACCAGACCCAGGCGGCCATTGCTGCGGGCTACAGCCCCCGCACGGCCACGGTCCAGGCCAGCCAGGTCATGGCCGATCCCCGGGTGGTGGCCGCCCTGGCCCTGGCCAAAGAGCAGCGCCGGGTCCGGGTCCAGGTGGAGCAGGATGACGTGCTGCGCGAGCTGATTGGCCTGGTGCGCAGCAACGTCCAGCACTTCGCCGTGGATGACCTGGGCAACATCACCCTGGCCCCGGACGCCCCCGAGTCCGCCTGGGCCGCGGTGGCCAGCATCAAGCGGAACATCCGGCATATCAGCAACGGGCCGGACCAGGACCCCGACATCGAGTACACCTGCGAGTTCCGCCTGTGGCCCAAGGACCGGGCCCTGGACCTGGCCATGAAACACCTGGGGATCAGCGGGGTGGACCGCCACGAGCACACCGGCAAGGACGGCGCCCCGCTGATGCCGGTGCCCAGCGTCATCCAGGTGGTCCTGGTCAAGCCAGGGAAGCGTCCCCGCCGCGTCAAGTCCCGCCCCACCAGCTGACCGCATGACCACCACCGCCAGGGTCGAGGCGGCGGAGGTCCTGGGCTTCTTCTTCGAGCCCCTGGGCCGCTACCGCTGGCGGGTGGCCTACGGGGGCCGGGGCGGGGTCAAGTCCTGGACGGTGGCCCGGGCCCTGCTGATCCACGGCGCCCAGCGCCCCCTGCGCATCCTGTGCGCCCGCGAGTGGATGTCCAGCATTGCGGACAGCGTGCACCGCCTGCTGGCGGACCAGATCGAGCTGCTGGGCCTGGGCGGGTTCTACCAGGTGCAGAAGTCCACCATCCTGGGCGCCAATGGCACCCAGTTCATCTTCAAGGGCATCCGCAGGGACATCAACGAGATCAAGTCCACCGAGGGCGTGGACGTGTGCTGGGTGGAGGAGGCCGAGGCGGTCAGTAAAGAATCCTGGCTGGTGCTGCCGCCCACCATCCGGAAGAAGGGCAGCGAAATCTGGGTGACGTTCAACCCGGCCCTGGCCACCGATGCCACGTACCAGAAACTGGTGGTCAACCGTCCGGCCCGCAGCATCGTCAAGAAGACCGGGTGGGAAGACAACCCCTGGCTGTCCGCGGAACTGGCCGAGGAAGAGGCCGAGCTGCGGCGCCTGGACCCGGAGGCCCATGCCAATGTCTGGGGCGGGGAGCCGTGGACGCGGTCGGACACCCAGGTCTTCGGGGACAAGTGGGAGCAGCAGGACTTCGAGGTGGTGGGCGTGCTGGACAAGGCCACCGGGGCCCTGACGTACCACGGCTGGCAGGGCCCGTACTACGGCGGGGACTTTGGCTTCGCGAAGGACCCCGCCGTCATCCTGCGCTGCTGGATCAAGGACAGCAGGCTGTGGATCGACCACCAGGTGGACGGGGTGCAGCTGAACATGGATGACCTGGCCCGGGCGTATGACCGGGTGCCCGGCACCCGGCTGCACACCATCCGGGCGGACAGCGCCAGGCCGGAGACCATCAACGAGCTGCGGCGCCGGGGCTTCAATGTGCGCGGTGCCAAGAAATGGGACGGCAGCGTTAAGGACGGCATCGAACACCTGCGCTCGTACCAGCGGATCATCCTGCATCCCCGCTGCAAGTTGGCAATTCAAGAGGCAAGGTTGTATCGTTACAAGACCGACCCCCGGACTGGCGACATTCTGCCCATCCTGGTAGATAAGCACAACCACACCTGGGACTCGGTCAGGTATGCCCTGGACCCGCTCATCCGCCGCAAGCGGCGCCCGCAGCTCCTGATAGGGGGTACTGAATAGCACCATGGCCGGGACCCCTGACCGTCCCTCCCTGATCAGACGCCTCCTCAGCCTGGGCAGCCCGGGCGACCCCGCAGTCCCCACAAACGGCAACGGCAACGGACACGGCCCCCATGCCACGGCGGGCGTCAAGGGCGGGGTGGTCCTGGGCCCGGGCGTCATCCCGGGCGTGGACTTCTTCAGCCCCGACGGCACCCGCACCATCATCCAGCTGGTGGGCGGCGGCGGCAGCGAGGCGGAGCGGGTCAGCGCCCAGACCGCTTACGCTGCTGCCGCCTACGCTTACGTGGCCATGCGGTGGCGCGCCAGCCGCCTGGCTGAGCCCCCGCTCATGGTGGTCAAGGAGGACCAGAAGACCGGGGACGAGGACTGGCTGCCCAAGCATCCGCTGGGGGCGCTGCTGGAGGCGCCCAGCCCGGACTACGACATGGGCGAGCTGCTGTTCCGCACCAGCCTGTACGTGGACCAGACCGGCATGGCCCTCTGGGTCAAGGACACCAGCGGCAACGGCCTGCCGGGGCGCCTGACGCCCTTCAGTGGCACCCAGTTCGAGGTCCGGTCCACCCGGGACCTGCTGCGCGGCCAGTTTGTGGCGCAGCTGGCCACCGGGCCCAAGACCTTCACCCCGGACCAGGTGGTGTTCTTCGAGGAGCCCAACCCGGCAGATTGGACCCGGGGCCTGTCCCGGCTGGACGTGCTGATGGGCTGGCTGAACCTCAGCACTGTTGCACGTGCAACAGTGCGGGACCTGCTGGCCAATGCGGTCTGGCCCAGCGTGATCCTGCAGCCCGATCACGAGTGGAACCCGGACGACAAGGAACTGGCCGAGTACAATGCGGCAGCGGCCAAATACGCCCAGCCCGGCAGCCGGGGGAAGCCCATCACGGTCCTGGGCGGGGGCAGCGCCACGGTGGTCAGCGCCCGCATCAAGGACCTGATCCCCGAGGACGTGCTCAACCGGGTGGAGTCCATCACGGCCAGCGTCTTCGGGGTCCCCGCCATCGTCCTGCAGTACCAGGTGGGCATGGAGAACAGCCCCTGGTCCCAGATGGCACAGGCGCGCAAGATGGGGTACGAGGACACCATCGAGCCCGCCTGGCGCCAGGTGGAAAAGCGGCTGGACCGGCAGCTGCTGCGGCCCATGGACACGGACCTGACGCACCACGTTCGCTTCGACACCACCCGGGTCCGCGCCCTGCAGGCCAATCAGACCGAGGAGGCCACGGTGGCCGCCCTCTGGGGACGGGCCGCCAGCCTGAACGAGCGCCGGTCCAAGATGGGCCTCGAGCCCTCGGATGATCCGCGGGCGGATGACATCCCGGAGCTGACCACCCCGGTGCCCGCGCCCTTCGGCGCGCCCGCGGGGGACGGCCAGGATCAGGGCACCCCGGAGCAGCAGCAGGCCAAGGCCCTGGAGCAGAAGCGGGGGGACATCTGGCGCCTGTTCGACATGGAGGCCAAGGCCCAGGCCGTGCCGTGGGAGGGGGCCATCACCGGCTTCCTGACGGACCTGCGGCTGCGGGTGACCCGCTTGGCCAGCCACACGCTGCGGGCCGACAAGGGCGTGGACCCCGGCAGCGCCCGCAGCTTCCAGCTGCAGCTGGACGCCATCATGGACGCCAGCAAGCCGCGGCTGAAGACCCGCACCTACCCCCTGCTGATCCAGACCGGCACCCAGGCGGTCAAGCGGCTGTCCAGCCGCATCGGCCTATCCTTCAGCGTGCTCGAGCCCGGCCTGCTGCAGTATGCCGCGCACCGGTCCGGGTTCCTGGCTGACGTGATGCTGGACGGCACCGGCAAGGCGGTGGCCAAGGCGGTCCAGGACGGCCTGGCCGCGGGCGAGACGGTGGGGGCGCTGATCAAGCGGCTGGAGACCCTGCCGGACTTTGACCGCACCCGGGCCAAGCTGGTGGCGCGCACCGAGACCACGGCGGCCTGGAACGGGGCCCAGCGCCGGGCCCTGTCCGAGTACAAGGCCCGCACGGGCCGCGGGGTCCGCAAGTCCTGGCTGTCCAGCCGGGATGACCGGGTGCGCGAGGAGCACCAGCTGCTGGACGCGGAGACCAGTGACGTGGGCATCCCCATCGACGAGGCCTTCAGCAACGGCCTGACCGAGCCGGGCGAGCCGAACTGCCGCTGCACCCTGGTGTACAGCCTGGAGGCCGCGGATGGGTCCACCACCGACCTGGACGAGCCGCCCGCATGATCCGGCCCCCCGTGACGCCCGAGATGGTCAAGCTGGCCCGGGAGCTGGGGCTGTCCCCCATGGCCGTGGCCCGCAAGCTGGATCAGATCGCTGACCGCGTCCTGCGCGGGACACCCCTGGCGGGCGGGGAGCCCAGGGGGCTGCTGCAGGACCTGAAGCCGCACACCCCGGAGGATCATCATGGGCCGCAAGGCTGACGCACCCCCGGGGGACGCCCCCGGGAGACTGTTCGCCCCGTTCGAGGTGAAGGCGGTGCAGGATGACGCCCGCACCTTCGAGGGCCTGGCCAGTGTCTGGGACCTGGACCTGGGCGATGACGTGGTCCACCGCGGGGCCTTCGCGGACACGCTGAAGGACTGGCGCAAGGGCACCACCGCCATGCCCCTGCTCAACAGCCACAACCACTTCGACATCTTCAGCGGCCTGGGCCAGATGCTGGACGCCGAGGAGACGAAGGACGGCCTGCTGTCCCAGTGGGAGGTCATTGACGGGCCGGACGGGGACCGCACGCTGGAGCGCCTGCGGCCCAGCAAGCGGACCGGGCGCGCCGTGGTGGGCAGCCTGTCCATCGGCTTCAACCCGGTCAAGATGGACTTCGAGGACAGTGACAAGGCCCGGTTCGGCCAGATCAGGCATCTGCGCAAGGTCAACCTGAAGGAGGTCAGCCTGGTCCTGTTCCCTATGGCGCCGGGCGCGCTGATTGACCTGGCCAGTGTGAAGTCCGCGCTGGCCCAGGGACGTGCCACCCCGGAGGAACTGGCGCAGCTGGCCGCCTACCGGGACGAACTGGACGCCGCCCTCAAGGGCGTGACGCCCGCCCCGTCTGGGGACATCGAGCCCCCGGACGTAACCCAGCTGGACCGCCTCCGCGTCCAGCGTCTGCGCCTACTGGCGCGAAGGAGCTAGGCACCATGGAGAACCTGGCGCAGCGCCAGCAGGACCTGGACAGGATTCTGGACGAGGCCTCGGCCCTCCAGGCCAAGTACGAGGGGAAGAAGTGGGACCCCAAGGACCGGGAAAAATTCGAGGGGCTGTGCGCCGAGGGCAACGAAATCCAGCTGGCCATCAAGGCCGAGCAGGACTTCAAGGCCCTGGATGACGCGGCGCGCCGGGGCCGGGAGGTCATCAAT